CCAGATATTTCATACTTGTTGACATGCACAGCTGGTATGGCGTCCATGCTATCAAGAACAAAAACGCATCCCATGTCATTCAGGCAGTGCTTTCCTGCGAACGTGAAGTTGTTCATTTCGCTGGTCGCTGTCGTGATGGGCTGGTCATTATAGGCTGCATACAGCCTATTGTCTGCGCATGTAAACGTCACCGTGATACGCGCAGAATTCCCGCTATACTCAGGTACGGAGACCTTCGTACAACGGGCAAGAAAATAATAGGTGTTATCCCCTTCGGCATACAGTTTATCTGTTCCGGCTCCATACAGCCATGCAGAGATAGCGTTGAGTTTCTGCTTCACTTCTGCCTTGCTGTTGCCTCGAATCAAAACCAAAGCGTTGATCTGCCGGATTGTTGGAACCTCAACAGCAGCAAGGAGCCGACCGCGATAGGTCAGCTCCTTGCGTTCAAAGTCAGCATATACGCTGTTTTTCCAGCTCAACACTTTGCAATAGCCGAAAGACTTCAGGTATGTATTTGCAAAATTCATCAGGCAAGCACCCCCTGTAAGCTGCGGCCCTTTACGGTCTTTTGAGTCTTTTTCTTGATCGTCTTGCTCACAGAACCAGATACCTTTTCGCCGACCTTATCCTTGTCCATGTAGACATCGCTATCAAGGGCGCCAGATTCAATCAAACGATCAGCAATAGCTCTGCCCATCGCCTCGGCTCGTTCCTGCGCGGAATCGCTATCGGCTGCTGCTTCGGCGGTTTTCTTTGCTGTCTGGCTGATCGCCTGACGAGAAGAATATACCGTCCCGCGAGCAGGATCATCGACGAGGAACATGTCGTGCATGAATTCCATTACTTCGGATGCGGCCTTTCGGATAGTCGACATTCTGCCGAGTACACCTTCCGCTATACCTTCATCGTACATCCAGCCGACCTCTTTTTCCGCAACTGTCGACGGGCTGTGGATTCCAAGCGCAGACTTGGCAGCTGATAGCGCTGCGTACGCAGCGCTTCTGGCCGCAGATGTAATCGCAGATGAACCAGATCGAATTCCGGCAGCGATACCGTTGTCGAATTGACGGCCAATTGAGCTACCATTCGAGTAAGACAATACATTAAAGCATGTATTCTTGACGTTTGTGGCAACAGCATTACATGCACTCTGTATCGCAGCAGCTACGGCAGTGATACCATCCATCATTGCAGTAGTGTAGTCATAGCCGGTTGCGTATCCTGTCTCATAACTCATCTGCAACAAGGCTGCTTCGACAACATCAGCAGCCAAGGCGTCCATAGAAGTTTCTACATCGGGAGCCCCGTTGTCAATGCCTGTTGCCATCGCAGCAGCAGAATCAGAACCTATCACCTCAGCTATGTCAGGTAGACTTTCAAAAGCAACCGTCGCCACATCAACTACACCTTGCGATGCTTCCTCGACAACAGGTTCGCCAGCCGTCTCACTCTCGGACAGTTTTGCGATGATTGCATCGCCGGTTGCAGTGGCAGAAGCTTCAGCTTGTGCTTGATCATTTGCCGTGCTCGCTACGGTCGCAACGGCGGCAGCAGATGCCTCAACAAGCGGTAAACCGGCATCGAGGCCGGCCTGAACCGCTTCGGGTATGGTGATACCAAGCACTTTGAAAGCATCTTCAAAAGTGGCGACACCACTTTCGCTCATTCGCTGTGCTGCGGCTTGAATCTCAAGGTCTGAAGCAGCAAACGAATTGGAGACCAATTCTCCAAATCCCAAGTCTTTAAGCGCGATCATGGCAGCAGCAGCATCGACCGCGGTCGATGTTTCGCTTGTCAAAATCTCAAAGAGCTTTGTAATCTCGGCGCAGCCAAGATAGGCATACTCCTGCATGCTGCCGACCAATTCTTCAGTACCGTTGGTAATAATGGTATTCCATCCATCAATTGCAGTTGTGAGTGTGGACGAATCAATCTGAACCAACCCATTGTCGAAATTGTTGATGTAGTCTACAATATCATGCAATGATGTATTGATCTCTTCACCTGTGCTATCAATGATGGCTACGCTAGCACTGAGTGCAGCTTCTGTTTCGGCAGACCATTCGGTAAACTCGAACCCAAGTCCCTCGAATAATCCCTTCAGAGTACCCTTGACAACACTCCATGCACCTTCGAGGATTCCTGCACCAAGCTCAATGATGCCAGAAGCGATGCCTCCAACGATCTCTGCACCAAGCGTTACAAGAGTAGTCCACGTTTCGGGGGTAACTATCGCGGTAACGAGATGGGCGACAATTGACCGTGCTGCATCTCCGAGACCTTCTCCGGCCGCAGCAATTCCTCGGCCAATCGCCCCTAGTAGCTCACCAATGTCAGGGGTTAGATTGGCCAAACCGGACATGAGGCCATTTAGCAAAGATTCAGCAAGACTCGCGGCAGTAGAACCGAGTTCAGACCAATCAATCCTCTGGATCGTCCCGGATATGGCATCCAAAACAGATGATGCACCAGAAGTCATCGTGGAGAGTCCAGCAACAATTCCATCTATGAAAATACCACCGATGTTCTCGGCTGCATCGCCAAGAGAAGACCAATCAACATCACTCAACAAGTCGCTGATAGCATTTATAATAAGGACCTCAGCACCGTAGGCGGCTTCCATCCCCTTGCAGATGCTATTAATGATCGCTGTGGCAAAGCCATCAAAACTAACAGACATACCTACCCAGTCAACGCCAAGAAGTAAATTGCCGATCGAGTCTATTATGCTTGTAGCGGCACCAGCTACAGATGGAATAGCGCTGGCAACTCCATCGATAATCGCCGTGGCAATACTCGCAAACGGCGATGCAAGCATACTCAAATCGAATCTGGACATGCCATTAACGAGTTGGGAGATCAATACATTTCCCTTTTCGACGAAATCAATCTTACTGTTGATGATCGAATCAGTGATCGCAGAAGCAATTGACTCGACATTTCCGAGCACATCCGAAATGGAGGAACCATCAAAGCTGCTGAGTTTTTCGCCAATCCATGAGATGAGATTTGACGCAACCTCAAAAGCCTTTTCTTTCAAAGAAGCGGATGTGGTCTGAATCTTACTCCACACCTCAGACCAATCGATAGATGCGGCAAGCACCTTGCCTTCCTCGAATCTATCTCTAACCCAAGGCCCTATATTATTGAGCTTATTTTGAATCGCATCAAGAATACTCTGCCCAATATCGGCCCATGTAGTCTCCGTTGCAGCATCCCCAAGGATAAGGTTTTTCAGCCAGTCCGAAGATATATCGAATGACCCTTTGATCGTCTCACAAACAGAAGACCAATCAATGTTTTCGGCCGCTTCCTTCGCATCGGTAAACCACCTAGAGAACATCGTTACGATTTCTTCCAAAGAATCGCCGAGCGCCGAAAGGATTTCTTCACCAAGTCCAAGCCAATCTGTATTTGCAATTCCATCCCAAATTGACTTTGCGAGCGTAGCTACAGACTGCAACAGCTTCGGGGCGTTACGAATCAACGCCATTCCGATATTTGCAACCATCTGAGCCGCCGAAGGGATGAGCTGGGGGAGATTTCTGCTGATTCCATCGGAAATACTTGCGATGATAGTCAATCCAACCCCGGCCAGATCGGAAGCATTGGATGATATAGTGTCTATAAATCCTTTAACGACCAATAGAGCCGTGTTTGCTGCTTCGGGGATTATTTCTCCAAGCCCCTCGGACACCGACTGAGCAAGGGCAGGGATTCGCTTAGACACCTTCTTCATGGAAGATTCGATCTGCTTATTGATGGACGACAAGGATTTCTTGATGTCCTTCGACACCTTGACAAACGTCTTGCCAATGTCGTTTTCAGCATCTACAGCCGCAACAGCAAACAGAGCGAGACCGGCAGTTACAACTCCAATCGGGCTAGCAAGGCTAATCATGAGCGGAACGAGTTTTCCGACCGCAGATACGACTCCGCCAAGTCCAATCAATGCGGGACCCGTGGCTGCCGCAAGACCAGCAACCTTATACACAACATCTTTGGTAGCGTCATCAAGCAGATTAAAGCTGTTTACAAGCTCTGTTGCCGTCTGGACGGTAGATGTCATAGCTGGTTCAAACCTATCGTAGAGATTGATTTGAGCAGTTTCAACGGCACCTCCAAACGCTTCGACTGCGCCCTTCAGGTTGTTCAGCATTGTAGCTGCCATATCTTCCGCTGCACCGTCACATTCTTCGTATGCTTCGGTCAGCTCTGCCAGCGCTTGGGGACCAGCTTCAAGCAACACCATCATGCCCGACAATGCTTCCTGTCCAAACAGAGTAACGAGCGCATTCTGCTGTTGTTCTTCCGTAAGTCCAGACATGTTCGTCTGAAGCATAGTGATCATCTCAGTCAACGACTTCATCTTGCCTTCACTGTCGTAGAAGGACAGTCCCAGCTCATCCATCGTGACCTGCATGACCTCGGTAGGCTTTGCCAGTCTGGACAGTGCACCTCTCAGCGTAGTGCCTGCCTGAGAACCCTTGATGCCAGCATTTGACATCAGACCGATAGAGGCAGCAACTTCCTCGAATGAGAGGCCCATGGTATTTGCAAGCGGAGCGACATATTTCATCGCTTCGCCTGTATCATAAACAGCCGCATTTGTCGCGGCTGCATTTTTCGCAAGTACGTCAGCAACATGTGCAGCGTCCTCGGCCTCCATGCCAAATCCTCTCAGGACGGATGCCGCAATATCTGCACTTGTCGCCAAATCCTCGCCACTGGAAGCGGCAAGGTCGAGCATACCGGGCATTGCTGCTATGATTTCCTCCACTTTGAAACCAGCACTCGCAAGAAACTCCATACCTTCGGCTGCCTGAGATGCAGAAAAAGATGAACTTGCGCCAAGGTCTTTAGCTGTCTGTGTAAGGTCTGCAAGCTGTTCGTCAGTGGCTTCTGAAATCGACTGAACTCTAGACATCTGAGCTTGGAACTCAGAGCCAACCTGATAAACCTCTTTGCCAAACGCGACAATCGGTGCAGTCACGGAAGCAGAAAGCACCGCACCTGTTTTTGTAAAATCAGAAGCAATTTCATTGCACTGCTTTTCGATGCCGCTGAGTGTACTGCCGATTCCAGAAGAGTCAATACCAAACGACGCATACAGCTCGCCAACTTTAAGTGCCATGAAATCGCCTCCTCTACAAACAAGCGTTAAATCTCGCCCGTGTACTTTACTTCATGATCTGTGTATGCTATAATTTAGTTAATTTAATGGGGGGGATATTTATGAACTGTCCTCGCTGCGGAAGCACGAATATAAGCATCAATATGGTTCAGCATTCTGGCAGAACTCGTGAACGCGGGTGCCTATGGAGGATTGGTCGTTCAATTCTCATCTTTTGCACTTGGGGACTGTGGCTTTTGGTGGGAAAAACAAAAAGCAAGACCAATTTTCAACACCATAAAGAAGCCATTTGTCAGAACTGCGGAAAAAGCTGGAAGGTATAATCAGAACAGAGGAAGGTACTTTAGCGTTACCTTCCTCTGTTTTTTATACAGAAACAATGGACGAGAAGAAAGCATTTGCTGCCTGCTCGTCCGTTTGTTCATCTGTCGTATTTGTTTTATCGTTCTCGGCGCGGATTCTCACAGCCACCGCACCATTCGGGGAAAGATTGTGCAGTAGAACAAGGAACAGCCTCCATGTCATGCTGTCGATATGCTCCATCAGAACAATGCGGTAATCCCTGAGAAAATCAGCCTCTATCGCATCCCAAATCTGGAGCATGTTTACTTTTTTGCTCGCTTACCCTCGCCGGTCTGCTTGCGGCTGTCCTCGTCGGACACTTCCTCGGCTTCGTCCTCATCTTCATCAGCACCGTTGATCTTCTTGAACAACTGCTGAACAAGGGAGGACAGGTCGCTTGCGCTCATCCCTTTACAGCAAAGCTCGTCAACCGCTTCGGAACCAAGCATTGCATCAGCAGCACGCATGACCATCTTGGTGGACTGCTGGGGATCGAGCGCGCTTTCAGCGCGAGCCATCATTACCGGGACAATGGCGGGGATCTCCATAGGGACCTTGTACGTCTTGCCGTACACCTGAACGTCGATGGTTTCCTTGTTCTTTTCAGACATAAACTGATCGAAATTGAGAACCTTACCCACTTTTATTCCTCCTATCGTCTAAAAAGGGGAGGCGCACAAGGCGTCCTCCCCGGTCTGATTGATATTATTCACTGATGGTCACGGTCATGGTGGCAGTCTTACCGCCGTTGATGGTGGTAACATGAATGGTGGCAACACCAGCAGAGACAGGCGTGATGGTAAAGCCATTCTCGGTGACATTACCCACGGTGCATACCTTGCGCTTGTTGTTGGTTACGCGGAAACGCTTGTTGGACGCTTCTTCGGGGTTGAATGCAACAGCGATGATCTTTGCAGCGTCGCCGACCTTCATGGCCAGTTCGGTTACATCGGCATCGCCGTCCTTCATCGACACACTGTTGACGTGGATATAGGGCAGGACTTCGACTTCGCCAACCTGATCCAGATCCCAAGACAGGCTATTGCCAGACTCGTCGGCAGACACTTCGCGGCTGGTGACAATATAGTCACCAAGCCATGCGTGACCATACGGGTCAACGAACTTCAGGGTTGCATCGGCATCGCAGCCGGCAGCTTCGGCATAGGAATTGAGAAGTTCCTGGCCTTCGTCCTTCTCGCCGGTAGATTCGACGACAACTTCCTTGCCTTCAAGGGAAATGTTTCCGCTGCGCTTGGTTACGTACGGTTCCGCCCATACGTCAGTATCGGAAGAACCGTCTTCGGTTTCACTGTCAATGCCGCGATTGAGCTTGTTCAAGCCGTAGATGCGGACATAGGCGTTGGTTGCCACATCGAGAATATAGACCAGCCAATTCTTGATGTTTACCGGACAACCCTTCTTACGACCTTTCATGGTGTTCTTTCCTCCTCTCCCAACAGGGATCAGTAATTGCAATAACGCACAAGATAATTACTCGAATACATCTCGCGCTTTTTGGTGTCGGCTCCCAACCCCGCAGAAGCGTTGAGAATACCGATAGAAGCTCTTGCTCCGTCGCCCATCAAATACCCATCGTACTCGTCAAGGGCTTCTGCAATCGCCTGAGACAACTCGTAAGCTGCCTTTGTGCTTTTCCCACGCACTATGACCTGAATTCTTGCTGGATGGTCGCTGCCCCCAATGCCGCTGTCGGTCGAAAACACGCAAATGCATTCATCTGGACGATCTGGCATCAATCCCCAAAAAATGTTGCCCTCGCTTTCCTCCGTCGACACCATGCCGAATCCGAGAAATTCAAGGTGGATCGCAAACTGTTCAATGAGGTTCATGCCGCATCACTCCATTTCCATGCTAAAACCCTGCTGCGCAAGCTGTGCCATTTCTTTCTGGACATCGCCATTGAACGTAGGGTCCTCGAGGTATTTGGCTTTGCGTCCGCGCTGATGGTTGTATTGCATGTTTTCGTGCTGAACAACAGCATAGGGGGTATCGTAGCTGACAGTTCCCTGACTTCCATCTTCGTTCACGTCAACAACGCAGGAATTTTTAAGGGGGCCTTGGTCGAGAGGTACTTGGTCTTTGCTTACAGATGCAAGATGGTCGAGCGCCATCCATGTAGCGCGTTTGCTACCGCTTTTTGTGACCTGTTTAATAAGCGCTTTGTCAAGTTTGAGCCTTACACGCACTCTGCCGCTCATTCCAAGTACACCTCCAAATGACTGTCTTGAAAACCGTTCAAGATATGACATTTGAGTACAATGTACTCGCGCTCCTCATAGATCACAATGCTGCGTTCAGGAATCGCAGCACCAGTACAAAACATTTTCGTGTCCGCTAATGTCTGATCGATTTGACCATCCGCATTCTTGTATACGGTCTGTAGATTTCTGCCGCGCTGCAATCTGCAACGTCTGACTTCTTCATCCCCGTATACTGGGCCTCCGCTGGCTTCGCGGATATACGGCTTGATCGTT